GGGGAGCCCCTTCTGGTTTTATCCAGAATGAGCTCCCCTAACCTCTGCTGGCATTAGCTAGCGCGCGATTATGCGCTATCCCATTGAGAAAGTGATCTTAACCATGACACTGTCAAGGGCAAGGTCGATTGGGCCTCTCTGGTTTTCTAGAGAGGAGCGATTTAAAGTGTATACTTGGGACGTAGTAAATAAATACTGGTTCCAATCTAATACACTTTATTATCCCAATCCACCTTCAGTTAACGTACGTCAGTCTTACGAGATATGTCTCGATGAATTACATCGAGGCCCTCCTTATAAGACTGGAGGACCCTTACACCTGCGTCGCTATAAGACAGAGTTCACACCTTCTAATACGTGTGAGTGCTCTGCAGGCAACACTAGGTATTCGGGTACTTTTGTTAGCATCCCTAATCAACAATTGATACTGGATGCTTTCAATTCGTACGCTACGCCCACAGCAGGATCATGGGGTGCCACGGCCTGGGCTAAGTTCAGGCCTGCCAAACCCATTGCTAGTGGAGGTCAATTCCTAAGAGAATTGGAAGACTTCCCTAGCATGTTTAAGGCAAGATTGCGCGAGTTTAAAGATCTCGGCAATAACTACCTTAATTACCAGTTTGGTTGGGTTCCGTTTATCAATGATGTTAAGAAGTTTATACAACTTCAAGACACCATTGAGGATCGACTTGCCAGAATCCGTAAGGACAATGGTAAGTGGAAGAAACGGAAGGGCACCATCAGGAACCAAAGTACGGAGACATCGTCGACAGTTGCAAACAGGGTTGCCCCTGTTTTGTCAACATATGTCTACTATCCTCCGCACTTTGCTACTGACCCAGCGCAAGTCACCATTAAAACGGTGGACAAAATTTGGTTTGAAGCATGTTGGCGGTACTGGATTGACGACTTGAATGTTGATTCTAGTCGTTCGATCTGGACCTCCAACATACGCCAAAGATTGTGGGGGTTACGCATAACTCCCTCCTTGCTCTGGGCGATCACGCCTTGGTCCTGGCTCGTAGACTGGACTGTAAATGTTAGAGACATTGTCGATAACATTTCGGATGCAGCCTACGATAACCTGGTAGCCAAGTACGCTTACGTTATGCGGTATAGACGGTACGAAGAACAAGTTCTTTGGACCGATTCTCTACACGCATACCCTAGCGGTTACGTCTACCCTCGCTGCATTACCACCTCTTGGGCGGAATGCAAGGAGAGACAGACGGCATCTCAAATGGGATTTGGCCAGTTGGGCGAGGGTGACTTGTCCCCTCGGCAGTTGGCGATACTAGCGGCGCTTGGATTAACCAGGCTTCTCTAGTATCATGAGCGTCCGGCTAACCGGACTTAAAATACGCTCCACACCAACCACAGGAGGAAGTTCGTCATGTTCGCTGACCCGCAATCAGTTACGATTAATGCCGTCCCGGTATCTCTTCCTAGAGTCGCTGTTGGCGACTCTGAGTCGACCTACCGGTCTGCCGACGAAGTGGTGCAGATGCGAATTTCGCATCAAGCATCCAAGGGCCGCAAACGGCGGATGGTCCGATTGGACAAAACCGTCATAGCGGCAGATCCGCTTACTGCGGAAAATGCTTCGCAGAAAGCTGGTATCTATCTGGTTGTTGACGAACCCACGTTTGGGTTCGCCGACGCCGACCTTGATTACCTCGTCGACGCTCTCGTCGCCTGGTTAACTTCTGGCAATATTGCCAAGTTGTTAGGCGGTGAGAGTTGAGACTCGGGGCTTGGACCATCGTTGGTCTAGCCTTCATCCTTCTTGGCCTCTCTGGATGTGTTCTTAGAGCGGAAAAGTTGGATGGTTCGATCACGTTACCGAAGGATGGTGTTATTTTGACACCACCTTCTTCTGTAACAATCCCTCCTGAGCTCAAGGGTGACAAGATTCTTGTCGCTCCTGTGCCTCAGCTATAGGATGATCGAACGAGTGGACGGTATTCATCAATCGCGGGCTGGGTAGCAAAGGCTATCCAGCCTTTCGCTATCCCGAACATGGCTGGATTTTCTACCTCCAGTAGGAGGAGAAATGAAAAGCCACGAACAGGATCTTCTAACTGTCTGCGAGTGTATCCTTCTGGATGCGCGCGCAAAGTGCTCCATCACTAATGTCAGCATAATGCGTGATCTGAACAAAATAAGATCACGTGTTAAACACGAGGGTATATCGTTCTTAACGATAACCTTACCTTCATTCGGTCAAGAGTTTGAAAGATCTCTTGAAAGTATGGAGGCTACCTCATGCTCTTTTCCAGGATGGAAAAAGAGTAAGTGTCTCCCTGCGTTTCTGCAAGGTTTCACTAGGCTCGTGTTTGATGCTGAGACTGGGAGGCTCCTTGATGAACCAGACATTGGAGCTATTGAAGGAATTAGGCAAATCGCTTATTCCTTCAAAAAGCTCAAACTGCCCTGTGGACCCGGAAGGGTCGACAAAGCTTTGTCAGGTTTCAAGGAGGTTGAGTGCATCCTTCAAGAGTCCATGCCTAGTAGCGACTTTCACCTATTTAATGAGGTGTCTCGTCTACTGTGGGGTAATGTATTTGCTGGGGAATTTGATCCTCAACAACTCATTCCTAAGCATGGACCCGGACAAACTGGAGAGCATATTACTGGTAATCAGAAATATTCTCACCGAGTCTGGTACGAACGGTTAGAACCGTTCTTTCCTTCAGACGCATTCATAATGAGTTGCGTATCGCAATTCACTGATGATGCGGAAGGTCTGGATTCGGTCCAATTTGTCCCGTCTGAACACGAGTTGCCCGTGAGGATAACTCCTGTTCCTAAGACGCTTAAAGGTCCACGGATCATCGCTATAGAACCTGTTTGTATGCAGTATGCACAACAGGCTTTAGCTCGCCATATTATTGGCAAGCTAAAGGTTCACGATATTACAGCCGGTCATATAAATTTTGATGATCAGTCTGTAAATCGTAAACTGGCGATGACAGCCTCTTCTGACAGACTATATGCAACACTAGATCTATCAGATGCGAGTGATAGAGTTCCTCTGTCACTCGTCTCTTCCATGCTTGACGTATACCCTGATCTCAGGGATGCGATTCTTGCATGTAGGAGTAAGGCTGCGCAAATGCCTGATGGTGAAATTATTCACCTGAGGAAATTTGCATCCATGGGAAGCGCTCTTTGCTTTCCTATCGAGGCTATGGTTTTCTTCACGGGAATCATAGTTTCGATATTGAAAAGCAAGAACCTTCCGGTTACACTCCGCAACATGTATAACATTTCGCGGAGTGTCTATGTCTATGGGGATGATATTATTATCCCTATAGACTGGGTGGATATTGTTCTTGAGACCTTAGCGAGTTTTTACTGTAAGGTCAATGTCCGCAAGTCTTTCTGGAAAGGTTATTTCCGGGAGTCTTGTGGAATGGACGCGTATGCGGGGTACGATGTAACTCCAACGTACCTTCGTAGTATGCCTCCCAAGAACAAGGGCTCAATATCTGGACTGCTATCGTGGATAGCTACTAGTAATCTCTTTTATTTAAGAGGTTACTGGCGAACGGCTGACTTACTCAAAAATCGAGTTGAGTCACTTAAAGGCACATTGCCTATCGTTCTTAAAAATAGTCCAGGTGTAGGTTGGCTATCCTTTCAGAGAGGCCATTCTGTCCATAGATGGAATACAAAGTTACATAGGCCAGAAGTATCGACCTATGTAGCTAGTACCGTCTATCGAAAAGATGCTCTCGAAGGATATTCAGCCCTTCTTAAATGTTTTTTGTCTCTTGAATTGGCAGAGGATTCTTCTTCTGCTAGTTCTTTTGACTCGAAGCATTTAACAAGGAGTCCGAGGTCCGGCACCTCTAGCATGAAACGCCGGTGGACTGTACCTTATTAATAAGGTACATTGAGCATTAGTGCTCGAGGGGCGATCCTGGGACGACTCAATAAATACATCTTCCCCTAAATGGGGCCTTTTCTACGTTTTCGCTCCTTAAGACGAAAACGATTGAATTGAAAAGAGATGTATTGGGTTCTTTCTGGGGCAGTGCATCGCCCCCCCCCC